GGCACCAGCACGCGGTCCTGCACGCCATCTGGGACATTGCTCGTTGTACTGCCAATCCCCCAGCCGCTAACCCTAATCTTCGCACTCCCGACCGTAGCGACAGCCGGGTAGATGAGAACCGTTGCCGTTTTCGAGGCCAATACAACAGTAGATTCGCTCTGTAGCCCTGGAGTGCTGATGAGGACGTACCGATTAGGCTCAAACGATCTGTCATCGCGCCATTTCGTGCTGACGCGATCCAATTTGGTTAGCGTCACCGGGGACAGGTGCTGGATGTATGAGGTGCCGTCGGCAGAGTAATCCACCGACAGCACCTCAATGAACGAGGACTGCAAAGCGTATTCGTGCTGGTTGTTCACCAATGAGATAGCCTGAGTAACCCACTGATAGCCGATCCGCTCCGCAGCCGCATGGGCAGCGGCGAGGATCAGTGTCTCAATGTAGGTATCAGACCATTGCCGATTCGTCCCGATCTGGCCGGGAAGTTTCAACATCAACTTGGCCTTGACTCCAGCAACGACTGCGCTCATTGCACTCCTAGAAGCCGAACTTGTTGAAGATCATGGCCTTGGTCAGAACGGTACCAGTGTCATCGACAAGGGCAACTCCGAAACCGAGGATGTCGCCAGTCTCTCCAGCAGTACCGCCAGCAACGCCAGCGCCAGTCGTCGGGATCAGGATATCGCCCTCCTCGACACTGTTGTCGGTGACGACGTAATCGCAGAACCCGCCAACAACGACCGGAATCCAGTCGCCAACAGCGCCGCCAATCTTCGCAACGCCAAACGCGCCAGCGCCAAGAGCCGGGTTATTCGCATCAAGATCAGCAGGAGCGATCACAGTACCGTCGATGAACGAGCCCGTACCGTAACTGGTCACAAGGGACGCGACAGCAGCCGAATCGGCAAACCCAACGGGCTCGCCCTTGGCTACCGCAACGCCGCAGCACAGAGAGACCACGCGGCTAAACGGGATCTTATTGCTAGGACCACTAGTGATAATCGCACTCATGTTACACCTCCCTTATGCCGGCGTGATAGCCGAGTTGATGCCCCAAAGGACGCCGAGCTTGCGGCGGTTGCTCGAAACGAGCTGCCCAGCGAAACCGTACAGGCAAGTACGGGCCAACTGGTTCGGCATCTTCTGGAAGCCCTCGGGCGCGAAGTCCATGCCAGCCATCGTTACCAGGTCGAGGAACTTCGTGTTAATGAAGTACATCGAGCCGCCGGTAACGTCCGAGTACGAAGCGTGGTCCCAGTTGTAGCCGTTAGTGCCATCACCCTCGGCGTCGGGAACGTGTTCGTCCCAGAACATCTTAGCGCCCTTGAACTTGATGGACTCAAAGCCCGCCGTCGCCGATTCATCGGCGGTGTAGCGGACCTTATAGTCCATGCCAGTCTCGTAGGCTTCATACGCGCCCTGATTGCAGATCAGCATATCGGGCGAGCCGCCGTAACCCTTGCTGCACTGGTTGTACATATTACGCATTTCCTGCGACAGCTTGGCATACGTCGTGGTCGTCTCGGTGCCCGAATTCGCAGCCTTGTTCTGCCAGTACGTCTTGGCGCTCTGGTCGATGCCGCCAACGTCAGCAGCGTTCGTCGGGTAGCCGTTGATGAGCAGCGGGATGCTGATGAGATTCTTGCCACCATTGCCGGTAACCGGACCAGCGATAGTGTACTCGATATCCCACATATCCTCGTTCATCCGCTCGGAGTAGGTCGAGATCAGACCCTCAACCTGCTCGCGGACCAGCTTCTGAATCTGGGGCTTGCCCATATTCTGCTGCTCAGAGAGCTTGTCGATGGAGATCGACCCGGCATACTGCGCCCACGAGTAGTAGGCGGGCTCGATGCCGTCCTGCGGCGCGGTGTCGATCAGGCCGTACTTGCTGATCGAGTCAACCGTGGTATTCTTGCCATACCGCAGATTAACCTGAATCTGCACGCCGCCCTGCTGCTTGGTGCCCTTCGCATTCAGCGCCGCGAAAGTCGGGTTCGACTTAAACACGCCGTCATGGACGAGACCCGACTTGTAATACGCATCTGCCGTAAGAGACAGAAGCGCATCCATAGTCTTAGTCTTGCTAATAGACATTACTCGTCACCTCCATAGTGACTTTATGCCGACACATCATCGGCCAGACTCAAACGCCTCAAGCGCCAGCCGTTCCGCGTCCTCAAACGAACGCGCAACATTCTGCACGGCGGCCTTCCGAGTACCGGACGGCCTGCTAACCGCGCCATTGCCCGCACTTGCCTTCTTCTTGATTACAGCCTCAGCCTTGGAAGCCTTCGCCTGCTGAACGCCTGCCGTAGCCTGCTTCAGTTCCAGGTTCTCAAGAGCCGTCTTGGCTGTGTGGAATAGCACCGTCATGCCTTCTTCGCTGTCCAACATCGACTGATAGTAGGGGTGAGACTGTGCGATCTGGGCCATCGCTTGGCCAACGGAGGGCGTATATCCCTCCATGCTCTGGACCATCTGCACACGTTGCGCCGTTTCACGCTCCACCAGCAGTTCGTTGACTCTCGGGTCGGCTTTCGGGGCCATTTCCTCAATCGCCTTGCGGGCGAAGTAACGGTCGCGCTCGTTCCACATCTGTTCCTGAACCTCAGAAGGGAGGTCAGCAGTCGGGATCGGCGGGACTACTTCTGCCTGCTTGGCCTTGGGCGTCGGGTCACTATGAAGCTTCTCAAGTTTGGCCTCATACTCCTTCTTGAGCGAGGCAAGTTCCTGGAACTTCGCGTGCATCCCGCGTTCCATCGTCTTGTAGATTGGATCAACCAGCTTCCGGTGCGACTCGGGCAGCGACGACATATTGCCGTCCCAGTTTGCCGGGTCAAATTCGGGCACTGGCTGATCTTCCACGACGACATTCTCATCATCGTCATCAGCGTCAGAGTCGTCGGACTCATCCTCGGACTCTTGCTGGTCATCTTCCTCAACCGCCTCAGAATCGTCCTCGGCGGCAGTCTCAATAACAGCATCGTCGCCATCATCGGTCCAACCACTAAGGGCCTGTTCCTCGGCGGCAGCAAACTTGTCCCCGTCGGGGATGTTCTGATCTGCCATCGTAGACTGCTCCCTAGTCAATGTTGATTGCAGGGTCGGGAATCTTGGCCATCGCGGCCTTGATGTTGTTCCGTCGCCTGACGCTGCCTGCTTCCTTGCTCAACTTTCGCGCTGCGGCAGCAGCATCGCGGTCATTCGCTGCGGCGTGGCTCTTAATGTATCGGGCCTCGTCGCGGTATTTTTGCATCTCGGGGTCGGGGGCGTATTCACGCAAGCCCTGGCGCTTCATTTCGTCGATTCGGTGCCCTTTGCTTTTTACCCTGACCCCGAGATTCTCGTCCCAGTAGTCGTATGAACAACCACGCGGAACGGTATCGCCCTGAATCTGGAACGTCGGCTCCCACACACGGTCAGTCTTGCGGGATACGTCCATGCCACAAAATTCGCAGGGGACGACAGCATCGACATCATCCATCGCCAAGTTGTAATCATCTGCCTCAAGGCAGTTCGGACATCTCAGTTTATAGATCACGCCGCCCCCTGCATATTCGGAGCCTGCATCCCCGCCCCTGTCTGTGCCATAGCGTCAGCCTCATTCATCGGCGGCGGCGCTTCGGGAACCATCGGCTGCGACGGAGCCATCAGCGCTTGCATCTGCTGCTGCGCCTGACGGCTCAACGCCTTGGCGAAGTTGATGTCCTTCATGCCGAATTCCTTGCACCAGCCGATAGCCAGTTCCTCGTCCGAGAATAGCCACGGAGACTGACCGGCAATCTGCATCATCTGGACTTTCAGCGCGGCCTGCTGCGCCGAATCCACCGGGATCATGTCCTCGATGTCAATGTCAACATCGAAGTCGCCCGCGATCATGTCGGCGTCGATGATAGCGGTGAACGCCTGCCCATCCTCGCCCATGATCTGGATCGCCCGCTCGATAGTCATGTTCGCTTCAATGGAGTCATCGAGTTTCTTGAACGCCTCGCGCAGACATTCGGCCAGGTCGTCGCGGTCGAACGACAGACGCGAACCAGCGCCCTGCGCCATCCGGTTGACGCCCGTAGCCGTGTTAGACGACGCCACGCCGCGATCCTCGCCCGGCATCCCGCCGACTTCATCGAAGTCCTGCGAAATCTGGTCGATGTTGCGATAGAGCGCGTCATTCACAGGAGGCGACGACAACTGCACCAGCGCATCGCCAATGCCATAGTTGCCATCGACCTTGACGCGGACAACTTCCATGTCCCGGTTGTTGGTCAGTCGCTCCAGATTGATAGTGTCGAGTGCGCCTTCCTTGGTCAGAATCTTGCGATTCGACTTTTTCATGGCGCGAAGCTGCTGCTGACGAGCCTTGTTGTACTCGTCGTTGATCGGGGCCAAGTCGCTCACAGGCGGTCGAGGATAGAACTTCTCGTCCTCGCCAATGATCTCGTTCGGGCGATACATGACGAACGGGCCATACTTGGAGCCGACTGGAATCGGCTCATCGCGCAGCATCTTGCCGTGCCCATCGGCCAAAACGATCAGGCGGTCGTTCTTGAAGTCCCAGATTTCAAACAGGCGCACCTGCTTGACCTTATCGCGGACATCATCGTCCAGCCAATCAGCACGCTCATCGAGTGCGCCCGTTTCTTCTGTATCCTCTACGCTGCCCGTGGCCTCAAGGTCTTTCGTGTTCTTGAACAGCGGATCGTTCTTGACATCCTCAAGCGAACGGACGTATTCCTGGGCCACCCAGCAATGACGGAAGTAGTCGTTGCCGCCATCGGGGTCGATGATCATGTGGCGATAGTGCGTCCAGTCGATGAACCAATCCTCATGGGCAGGAATCTTGGTCCGGTCGATCAGGTTGCCATCGTCATCAAGAACCGGCTGTCCGGTGACAGGATTCGTCAGATAGCCCGAGAAGTCGATCCCATCGGGCGTGATCTTGACCTTCTGCTCAGGATCGTTCTCACTGTATGCAGTCTCAAACTCAGGGCGATAGCCCACCTTCAACACGCCGTAGCCCAGCGAGCCCGCCTTAATGAGCCGCGAGATGGTCTTGCGAAGCCCGAACATGGGGTTACTGGTGATGTTGTTCAGCAACGCCTCGCGCACCTTGTGCTTCTGCACCATGCGGACTTCGACCTGACCCGTCATCGGGTCGATCTTGGGCGTTCCGTCTGGCCCCATCACAGGCACAGGAGTCGGCTCCCAGCCATCCGTGGTCTTGGGCGTCACCTTGGCGCGGGGGTTCTTGTACGACAGGCTGGCGCGGCGTGAGCGAATCCAGGAGCCGACCTTGTTGACCGTCACCTCGTCGTCAGAACCGAATGCGCCATCCCATTGCTTCAAGTCCTCAAAGGACTCGTTGTGTTCCCAGCGCGGTTCTTCCTCTTTCCGCAGCTTGATGCCACGGTCAATCTGGTGCATCCACCACTTGACGTTATCGTCTGCGGCGCTGGAGAACTGCTTAACGGCGCGACCGATCATCGGTAATACCCACTAATGTTGGGATTCCCATATGTATCCATGCCGCCAATTTTCGGCTGCTGCCATCCATTAACATCTGGCGGCGTCTGTTCGGGCACCAGATTTTCAGGCTTCTTTTTCCCCATGAGCATTGAAAGCGCAAGGTCGTACATGAGGCGTGACGCGGGCGGCATATTGTTCGCGTATGTCGGCGCATACTGCCCGATTAGATTAGATGCCGGGCGCTGCTGCGTCGCCATCTCGGCACCATTTACAAGCTGCTCAAGCCAGTTCATTCCGCATCCTTCTGGGCCGACACGATCATGTCAAGGCCGCATTTCGGGCACACTAGAACAGAATGTACCGCGCCTCTTGAGATAGCCGACATATCGCACAGCGGGCATTCGTGATACATCTCGTACCGAATGACCTCAGTGACCGGATAAGCCGTGCCATAGCCATACTGCACAAACCATTCGTTAGACTCGCCCATGAAGTCCTGCATATCGCCTAGCATCGCAATTGCAAGTGGATTCCTCTTAGGCGACACGAATCCCCCCACGGTCTGGACTAGTCCGATTGCGGTGCTTCTCTGTTAGGCTCTCTAGCAAGTCTTGGAAGCAAATGCCTGTTCGCTTGACAGTCGGCGCAATCCAGTTACTCGGGCGCGTGTCGAACAAATAAGCAGTTGCATCCCAATCGTGGTTGTCCTTGTCCCGAATCCGCTCGGGATTGTTGTGGCGCATCGCTACGCCAGCGGACAGATGCTTTTCCCAGCGCAGGTTCATCACCGTCTGGGCAAGATTCGGGTTCGTCTTGGCGCAGATGTGCGCTCCTGGGTTCTTGGGGTCAGCCCAATATTCGCTCAGGAAGCGAATCGCCATCGGGACATCAGCCCCGCGCCTGCCCTTGACGAACGTGACCCCGTGGTCAGCGAAAATCTCGGCAATTGACTTGGTGCCCGTAGCTGTCTGCTGCGTTTTCGCCATGATCGACGGGTCGCAGACGATGTACTGGATGTGTTCCCAGTATGGGCAGCGCTTCATCTTCGCCACATGATCCGCGATATTGGTGCAGGGTTCAACAAGCTCCCACAGTGACCAAGGATGACCGGTCTTGTCGAACCCCCACACCTGAAACGACGAGTTGTTCCGCGCTCCGTAGTCGTAACCCGCGTAAATGTTCATCGTATTGATGGCGCGATCTTCGCCCACGGGCTCACAGAAGATCGGATGCTGCAATCCAGTGATGAAAGAGAACACCGGATCGCCGCCACCAGCGGAGTAGTCGATCTCCATCTCGGTTTTCCAGCCCGAGGACTCAAATCCCCCGACGTAGCCCTTGACCGCCTCGCTCACCCAGTAGGCACCGTCGCGTGCGGGGTCTTTCGCCGGGTCAGCGGTGTAGTGAACCTCAAGGCACCACACTCCGGAGGGAGTCTGCCACGATTTGAGCCCCCGAGGCCAAGCCATGCCCATCATGTCAAGAGCGGTCTGCACATCGGGCTGCACGCAATGTTCGTGCATATCCCCGGTAGGCGACTCCAGCACCATCTGGTTGAAGGCGCTACCCGAATCGACGGACGATACGCATAGTACCTTACCTCCCCCGGCCACGGCGGGCCTTGCAGCGATCATCGAGGCTTCAAATTCCTCTTGAAACGCCGACTCATCGCTGACCAGAAGCGAGGGCGTGTACTGACGGACCTGATGAGCGCCTTGAGGTATGGCATTGATTGCCGAACCATACCAAGGAATACGGAATCCATGCTCATCGTATTCCTTCGGGCTCAACGTCAGGCATCCAACCGAGTTGCCGCGACCACTAACAACGTGCCCATCGCGCAGCCAACCAGGAAGATGCTGAATAATGAAGTCCATACGTCCTGCGGCTGGGTTCTTCGACCCCTGCGACACCATCGCAAACGCATCATCTTCCTTCTTCGTCTGGTAGATCGTGTGCCGATACGGGGCGGTCATTGTGTGCCATACAGAGAAAGCGGTCGTCGCCCAAGACAGGCGCATCTGACGCGACTTCGGCACAGCCAAGACCGGGCAGGCCAGCATATACAGGAACACTACGAACAAGTACTCGGGCGCATCGTCCATGAGCGGCTTGACAGGATCGTCGCTATCGTGTGAGTCCTTGGTGTAGACGTAGGGCAAGAAAGACCAGAGGCCCGAGTCGGTGTAACCCTTCTCGGGAGTGCCGTAGAACTGGATGGCCTTCTGCCACTCAGCAATACGGGCGACCTCACTGTCTTTCAGTTTTGCCATTTACCGGTCCATCGGCAGATACTTGACCGTATCGCCCGCCGCGCCCTTGAACGCCAGCACATGGGTCCACTCACTAGCAATCTGATAGCCGGGAGGTGCCGGGATGATGATGCTCTGACCCGTGGGGATCGAGATCCAGTTAGTCTCGGCCACACCGTTGTAGAAGCGGCGCACGCTGATGGGGTTGCCCGTGTTCTCCCAGATCATATAGGCACCCGGCAGCGACATGACTTGACCATTCAGAGGAGCCAGGCGAATCGTGTCAGCCTCCGTGCTGGCAAGGCCCAACTCGCGGCAGCGCCAGGCAGCGTTCAGTTCCAGCGCCGAGGCAGGCTGCGGCACCGTCAGCGCAGCAGCTACGAACCCGAGCAGGAAGGCAATGAAGGCGGTCTTAGCATTGCTCTTGAACCACAGACGAAACTTAGTCATCGTTACCAGCCTTTTTCTGCACCAAAGACAGAATGGAATTGGGCCTTTCGGCATCAGCCGGGGGAGGCGCAAACCCCGTATTCTTGACCTCGACCTGTGACTTATCTGCCCACTTCTCGGGGCGGGCGTTCTTCAGATAGAACATCAGCCCCGTGGGGGAATTGCTCTCTAGGGAAAGGCGATATAGGCGGCTCTCAGCCGTAGCGATCCGGTGGTTCTGCATTTCCTCGTACAGCGCCGTGTGTTCCTCGGACGCCTCGATGACGAACATGACCTCGGATACCGGCAATCTCAGGGCGGCGGCGATGGCAGCCTCCTGCCCCTCGTAGTCGATCAGCGCCTGCCGCATGATCTTGTCCGCAGACACCATCCGCTTGTCACGATCAATAGGCCAAGTCTTGCGCTTGACCTTCTTGTCGTCGTCCAGAACCTCGCCCTTGACCTGTTCCCGAATTTCCTCTGCGATTTCCTTGGACGCCTGCCGCAGCTTGGCAGCAACACCGCGCTTATTGGCGATGACGGCGATGTAGGAGCATTGCTTGCAATAGCTCTGGCGCTCTTTGAGCCCCTTGCCCTTGAGGTGGAAGGACGCCTGCGTGAAAAGCCCACGGCATTGCGTGCAGCGCTTCCCAGCCTCCTTGGTCCCCCTGGCAAAACGCACCCGAGGCGTGCCGGTCATGCCCAGCAACGCAGCCTCATCACAGCAGAAATGCTCCATAAGCTGCTTGATTTCGACTTCTTGGGCCATCTTCGCCACAGAACAACCTCCGCATCTACCATATGGGGATTTTTCCCCACCTGCAAAAACAATTTGGATACACTTGTCCATAACTGCCGTCAATTTGAACACATCCCGGGCGACAATTGGACCATCTCCAAGCAAAGCCTGCCCAGAACTACATCACTTGGTATGCAAAACTACCCAAAAGTAGTCCAGCCGCATCCCAATGCTGCATATACACTTAGCTTTTTGACCAGGATTCTCATAATTCCCGCAGGGTTCGCAGTTATCGGACTGACCAACTTTCTATCGAAGCATATCCTTGATTCCAAAGCACTTGCTAATTGTCACAAACTTTTGTCTTGACAAAAACTCCATTTTATGATTCAATCTGGGGAACCTCTAAGGAGGGGCTGAGGAGTGAGATTCATCGAACGACGAAGTAAAAGGGTACACTCGACACCACACCCAAGCGAATCGACGGCCTCCGTCGGAGATGAGCGCCAACCCAACCATGTCTGCGGGGCGATTCCCTCCCCGCTAAACCCCTGGCGCGTACGCTCAATTGGGCAGAGCGAGGCGCGTGCATCGGCCAAGTGCCAGTTCGACTCTGGCCGCGCCAGGGGCTAACTCTCAACAACTCTCAATTGCTCTCAAATTGATAGCTCGCCGCCACGACCGTTAAAGCCACTGTTCTGCTACAAAATTCGCCACACAGCCGATCACTCCAATGCGCGTGTGCGTGTGCGCGGGTGCCCCCCCGTG